CACGCCAAACCCGGCAAGCTGGCTTAATGCAAAAGGCTACATGAACGACTACACAGGAGGTGAGCAGCGTGGAAACGCTGACGGCTATGCTGGATTCACTCCGTCCGGCGGATTCAGCTCGTTCGGCTGAGACCACACAGCACCGACGGCCGACAAGCAAGGATATTCTGGCTGGTGGTTACAACTGCCAGCGCGAAATCCCGGAGCCGGTCGAGTGCGAGTTCTGCGGCCGGAAACTGTACCACGAAGCCCTTGTGATGGGCCGAACGGTCCTCATGTTCGCACCGTTCCCACAGAGATGCACCTGTGACCGGGCAAAAGCCAAATGGGCGGAGGCAGACGCGGAGGAGGCCAGACAAAAGGCGGAGGCCGAGAAAGAGGCGGCGCAGGCCAAACGGCGCGCCAAAATCGAGAGGCTACTCGGCAGGAGCGGCATCAAGAAACGCTTCCAGCAGCGGACGTTCACCAACTTCATCCGGGACACCCCGGAGCGGCGGCGGTGCTATGACACGGCCAAAACCTATGCAGACAGCTTTCCACAGCGCGCAGAGCGCGGCGAGGGCCTCTACATAGAGGGAACCTACGGGACCGGCAAAACGCACCTCGCGGCCGCCATCGCCTTGCAGCTTATAGGCTGCGGCGTCCCGGTCGTCTGCAAGACGTCCGGCGACCTGCTGGCCGACATCAAGGAGGCTTTCGACAACAGCGACGCCACCGAGTACGAGATACTCAAAGCGTACAAAACGGTCGATTTGCTCATTGTGGACGACCTCGGGAAAGAGCAATGTACCGATTGGAGCGTGAGCACCCTCTACTCCATCCTGAACGACCGGTACGAGGATATGAAGCCGACCATCATCACGACGAACTACAACGCCGACGAGCTGGTGCGAGCACTGACCCCGAAAGGCGGAGACGGCACAAAAGCCCGGGCCATCATAAGCCGCCTGCGGGAGGTCTCAACGGTCATCACGATGGCGTGGCCCGATTATAGAACAGGAGGCAGCAGACGTTGAAGTACATGAAATTAACTGACGAGCAAAAAGAACGGCATCCATCAATCCATTATACCGGCAGCGTCCGAGGCATGAAAAAGCTCGGATATTGGGGCAAACATGATGTATGCGTTCGGTGCGGTCAGTACATCTACAACATCTCTATTTGGCTGGACCCGAACCGCTCGAATAAGACCGAAAGGCCAAAAGAGGAGCTGCCGCAGGCGTATTTGGATATTCTCGAGAAACGTGAATGGAGCGTTTGCGATTATACGGACGACGGCCGCGTTGAGCTCGAGTGGTATTCACCGGCCGGAGAGGACTTCATTGTCTGCGTGAAAGTCGAGAACTTCCCAGACGAGATTCTGGACTACTCCGACAGCTTTGACCCGGACGAGCATATTGCGATGTGGATTGAGGCAAAGCAGAACGGTACGAAGGGCGTTCCGGGCGCGCGGCAGATTGTCCACGACGCGGAGGAAATCGAGAAAGAGCTTGACGAGCTCGCATTTGAATTGCAGGAGGCAGAGAGAAAATTATGGCTTACAGATATTACAGCACACGCCGCCCGCTGATGGTGGGCGGAATCCCCTCTACGGAGAGCGTTACCGAAATCGTAAACTTCGAGAGCGGTCGGACCTATTGCGAGGAAATCGACAATAAAGCATGGGGCTACATTGAGTACGCCACACCGCTCGACCCGCAACAGGCATCCGATTACGAGCTGGTTTTGGCCCCGCAGAAGCCCTCTATCCCTAAACCGCCGCTGAACCGGCAGGAGGTCTACCATGAGTGAGGTGAAAATCAAGGAATTGGACAAGAGCCTCATTCATCAGGCGAACAGCAACAGCATGAGCGGCCAGCGCGGCGACATTTCGGCCCACGAGTACGAGGTCTACTGCCAGAAAGTTATGAGCTGGAACATCCCGGACAGCCGCAAGCAGAAAATCGTGGACCAGATTTATGCCAAGTGGAGCGAGCAGCTCCGGCACGAGGCAGCCCATGTGAGCGTCGCCGTCGCAGGACCGGCGCGGTACAACGCAAAGAAGCTGGACCACAGCGACACCATTCTCCGCCTTTCCTCTGAGTTCGTGGAGTGGTTCAACGGCCTGCAGGAGCAAGTCTGGCAGGGCCGTATCGAGGACAAGGACGCAAAGGAGATTGCGCGGCTGGTCGATGACATCAAATTCTGCATCGAGCGGACGACGCTTAATCCTACCGCGAGCCTATGCGAGCTCGCCAACAAGGACCCGGAGCTCTTCATGGAGTATTACGAGAAGCTCCATGAAAAGTACCGCTGGCGCAAGAACAGCGTCATCGCCAAGCTCTACGCGGCCGGGAAAGAGGGCAAACTCGCAAACCTGAACCGGCAGAAGTTTTTCGAGGACGAGAACCTCGTCGCCTACACGATGGGCGACCGGGCGTACATCAAGTTCGTTATGAAGCCTCGGCAGCAGCTTATTGTTGCCCTCAAGAGCCGGAAATGGTGGTGGAACAGTTACGAGGAGGCGTGGAGCACATACCTCAACAAGCTGGACGAAGAGTGGGTGCAGAGCATCAGCACCCGGTACGCCGATTACGTTTGAGGAGGACAGCATGAAGCGACTTATGATTATCGGCCTGTGGCCGGACGACGCGGTCAATTATTGCACCGAGAAATGCGACTGCCGCAGGTACGCATTCGACAGGATACTTTACCACAGGGGCGGACGAGCCGCCCGCGAGCGCATCTGCATCCCGGTAGTTGACAGGAGCGGAGCGACAACGACATACCTCGACCTCCCTGTAACACTCCTCGAGGCGGGCGTCGTTTATCTCCGCCTCGACGACGGCAGCGACATTTTTTTGAGCAACACGCAGATGGCGTTAATTGCCAACGAAGTCGAGAGGCAACGCGCAGAGTGCGCAGGAACCGGCCTCAAGACGCTCGGGAAATGGTTTGAGAGCGGCCTCCCGACCGCAGAGGACTATCTCGAACCGGGCGACGAGGTAGACGGGGACCTGATTGGCTACTTTCTTGACGTCTTGCCGCCACGTACAAACCGCGCAGGCCTGTTGCAGGTGGGCGGAGAAGTCAGCACGGCAAAGGACGGCAACGGACGCTGGCTGCCGACCTACCTGACATTCAAGCGGAAGGGCGGCACATGGCGGTACGCAGGAAGGTGTTTTGAGGGCTATGCGGAGCCGGTTCAGAAGTACCAGTCCTCGCTAGAGAGGATGATGCTTACACGTTGTAAGCTACTGGGGTGCATCGCGCAGGAGGTAGAAGTCTGATGGACTACAAGGACAAAATCCGCAAGCTCCTTGCCCTTGCAAAGAGCCCGGAGCCGGAGGAGGCGAAGCTCGCCCTGCTCAAGGCCCGCAAGCTCATGGCGGAGCACAAGCTCAGCGAGCGGGACCTCGAGGAACGGAACACGACGGTCATAAAACGAGCCATCGGCGAGACGTTTTCCAAGAAAGCAAACTCGTGGATGGACCCGCTCTCAATCATTATTGGAGAAAACTACTGCTGCTCAGCGTTTCGATGCAAGATTAGCGCAAAAACAACCGTTTGGCACGTCGGATTCATCGGTTTAGAGGGCGATTTTGAAATCTGCGTAAAGATATTCCGGTATGCGGTCCGGTGCGTTAAATCGGAGCAGAAGAAGCTCCGCAAACAACATCGGGACTATTACACACCGCAGGAGATTGCAAAAATCTGTGATTCCTACGGTTATGGGTTCGCCAGAGGCATATACGAGGCGTTCACAAGACAGAATGAGGAAAATCAAGAATACGGCCTTGTGCTGAAAGTTCCGAAAGAGGTCAAAGACGAGCTCGAAAAGATTGGACCGCCGAAAGAGTTCAAAAAGACGCCCCAGCCAAAGACGGTTGGAGAGCTCGACGCAGCATGGCGCGGCGTCGAGGATGGCAGGAAGTTCGACCCGTCGAACAAGCTGAAAGAAAAGAAGCAGGAGGCATAACCAACATGGCAAGTACGAAGTTTGAAGTCTCAATGGAAATTTTCAAGTTTCAGGGAGAACCGGATGTCAGCGTCACGCTGACCGGCAAGAGCCCCGCAGAGCTCGAAACCGCGCTCAAAACGCTCGAGACCATCGCCAAGAACACGACG